CGCTTTTATTTTAACTGTTCTTACAGCTATTATCGACAAACAAAATAAAAAAGCCTACAACTTTTAGTTATAGACTTCTTTATTAAGCTTCCAGTCGGATTTGAACCGACGACCTCTTCCTTACCATTTATGTATATTCAACTTTATCAATTATGGTTTAGTCGTTTAAGTATTGACATATAAGCATTGTTGAACGATACATAATATTTAAAATAGTTAAATGTGAAGCTTGTTGTCTGAATTGGGCAACATCTGGGCAACAAATTCAGTTCTAAGGGTTAGTAAGGTAAGCATATATTTTTAAGTCTTTCTTGTAGCCTTCAAAGTCATCTATACGTGTGATTTTATAGTCTTTACCTCTATATTGTATCTGCATTTTATGGTTAATATCATCACGCCAATTAATATGAAATATTGCTTCTACTTTATGACCTGCAAGTCCTGCGTTATTAACCTCACTTGCGCTTGCATGTCTATAATATGCCCATATATTCTCGCCACCAGGAATAGGTATTAATCTTGGTCTACCTGGTAAACCGTTATCTGGCTCTTTAAGTTCCATGATTGTAAGTTTCTTATCTTTTTTATAGTTTTTATTTCTATTATAATTTGTAGTTTCCATGTAAATTACCTCCTATTGCGCTCTTATAAATTCTTCGTAATGATCCATCAAGCCTACATAAGCGTCTAACATGCTTGAAGTACCGTCTATTCTCATTTTTGGCGATTGGTTTTTAATTGGTACAATGTTACCGTTTCTATCTGTTTCTATCCCTGTATTGGTTAAGCACCATTTTAAAATAGGGTGGTTGTTATAGTTGATTTTCTTAGCTTGTAAGTCAGCGCCCATGTGCTGCATAGGTAAACTCAAAGTTTTTGCCCCTTGTTGGCAGCGTTCCATTTTAAAGCCGTATTGTTCCATCTCATCTACCCAATACCTTGCGCTGTAATTGTCGTAATATATCCATAGTGGCGTTAAATCATAATCGTTAAGCATTTCTATAAACCAGGCTGTGATGTCGCTGTAATTGATTGTATTACCGTTACATAGCCTTAATAAGCCTTGCTCATGCCATTTATCATAAGGTATCTTTTCAATCTCGACACGCTGCTCAAAGTTATCTCTAGGTAAGAAATACATTTGATGGATATAACGCTTTTCTGTTTCTGGATCTATCATAAGCAAAGTTGCTACTGATAAATCTGTTGTGATACTTAAATCTGCACCACCAATCGCATAAGCACCTCTAAAATCTTCTATATCAAAGGTTTCTTCATTGTTTATATCATCAAAAGTCAACCATGAGTTATGGACACTTTCCCTAATATTAAAGTCTTTCGTAAGTAGTCCTGTAAGCTCATTAGGGTTATTCTTGGCACGTTGTATCTTTTGAAGTAAATCATCTTCACTTTTGATACTACCTAATGCAGGGTTAGCCTTCATGAATACGTCTAAATTGTCGCTTTTCCATTCTTCTTTGTCGTCTAGCTCATACATGATAGGTAAAAATGTATCATCTGTGAAAGTACCGTCTACAACATTACTAGCATACTCATACATTTCATCAAAAATAGTATTTCTTTGTGTGCCTGCTGTTGTAATCATGATTAATAAAGGTTGATCACGTGCAGATTGTGATTGTTTCATTACCTCGTATATGTTTCTATCTTGGATTGAATGCAATTCATCAATTACTGCTAAATGTGCGTTTTTTCCGTCAAGTGAGTTGGAGTTTTTACTTAATGCTTCCATCTTGGAGTAAGTAGCGTCAAAGTATAAATCACTCTTACGCTTTCGTACATGTTTTGATAAATATGGCGATTGTTTAATCATGTTGTGGGCTTCATCAAATAAAAGTGCTGCTTGGTCTTTTTTACTAGCTAGTGAAAATATCTCAGCTCCACCTTCATTGTCTGCAATCATCATATACAAGGCGATGCCTGCTAACATGGTTGTTTTACCGTTCTTTCTAGCTACATAGAACATTGATTCCTTGAATCGTCTTAAACCTGTATCTTTATCTACGAAACCAAACAGTGCAGCAATAAACGCTTTTTGAAACAACTCCAATTCAACTGGTTTACCTGCCCACTTTCCTTTACTATGTCGGGTAAATGTTTCTATAAACTCAATAGGCTTATTGGCTTTTGCTTCATCAAATACATATTGACCTGGATTATCTATTTCATAGATTAACTTCTCATACTGCTTATATACACGATTAGACACCGTTATGTCTTTATCTTGTATCTTTTGCCAATATTGTTGGATATAATTCAATTAAAAACCTCCTTCCCTCATAGAATGCTTAAATATGCGATTGTAGGCGTTTTAAGTGTTTTAAATAGATTTGTACTCGGTATATTATTTATAACTAATATCATTGAGATATGAAGTCCATTAATTCATCAGTTTCATTATTTTCATTACTTTTAGGTAATAAATCAATAATTTGTTTATATACCTGCATATAACGTTGAAGTGTTTTATTATAGGCTGTTAATGCTGGGTGTTCTCTTAAAAATTCTTGTGATCCATTCTTAAAATCTTCAACTGCGCCATCTCGCTCAACTTGGCTTTTTAACATGCGCATTGTACTATTCATGAATACTAGCTCATCATATAAGTTTAAAGCGATTGGTTGTCTATCTTCTTGTACGTTATCTAATAACTTCTTAACTTTTACCATATCCATTGACATTGGCGACTTCTTTTGATTAGTCATAACATATCAGTCCTTTCTTTGACCTTATTTGACCTACCCCGTTTTACAAAAACTCATGCAGAGGAAAATTAATGTTGGGCGCCGTATTTTTTTCTTTTGTTTTCTAAAAAGATAAAGGGGGATTATTTTTTTATTTTTTTTATTTTTTTTATTTTTTAAAATTATTTATTATTTATTATTTATTTTTTCTAAAATACTTTTTTAAGATTTCCTTTTTCATCAAATAACAATCCTTCTCTTATTACACTACTTCCAAAGTGTTCCTGGTTATGGCACGTATGACAGACTGCTTCTAAGTTATCCCAACTTAATGTAATGTTCGGATTGTTTATATTAGCTTCTGTGATGTGTTCTTTATGGTGGCAAACCGTTGCTACACTTCGACATCTCTCACATATATAATTTTGTGAGTTCATATATCCTTCTCGACATTTTTTCCATTCAATAGAATTGTAAAAAGGTTTTGATATCTCACGATCAAGCATTATCTTTTTCTTCCCAATGCAGTTAGCGCTGTAAGCAATGTATCAATCGTTCGCTTGAGTGCTGCGCTGTTTGCGTCTTCTGGCTCATACCATAATTGTAAGATAAACTTAGCTGTTGTTTGTGCAAGTCTGTTGTCTGGCTCTTTTGTCCAGTCCTTGCCTGTTGCTACTTCCAAGTAACTTGGTATAGCTTCAACTAATGGCTGTATGATGATGTCGTTGTCTGTACCGTCTAATCTTAATGTTTCCCTTGCTTCTTCCATACTGATTAACATAAGTTCCCACCTTCCTTTATTGTAAAAAAGGGAATACTCAATTATGAGTACCCCCTTAATATGAGTATTGTTTATGCTGTTGCTTCAACTAATTTAACAAACGCTTCTTTTACTAATGGTTTAGTATCTGCGATTGCCATAGCTCTATAATCAACAAGTCCACTACGGAAACTTGATTCTCTTGATACTTCAAGCATTAAGCCTTCTGGTAGGTTATACCCCATGTATTCAAAGTTACCTAAGATGATAGTACCGTCTTCGATATTGTCATCAACAATAACCTCTTTACCTAAGATATGCCCAATTGATTCATTTTGTGGGTCTTGAATAAATAACGGTCTACCGTTGCCATCTACTAAACTATATACATGGTTGTAAAGTGTAGCGTTACTCATAGCAAATTTTGCACCTGCTGCATATCCACGCTTCAAGATTGCTAATGATTTTGTGAAATCTGTATATTCTGGGTTGCCGTCTTTAGCATATTCAATCTTGTTGCTAGCGTTCCATGTAATACCTTTTTCAAGTCCTGTACCTTGCTTGTTACCTGTACCATTAACTAGTGCGTCTGCGATTGCTGCCATTACTGCGTTAGTAAGTTCATCAATAAGATATGCTTCAAACGCTTGGATAGACATCTTTTTAGCTGCTGCAGAAATTGAGAATACTTTAAGAATTTCATAGCCGTTAAACTCAACTGCTACTGTTTCAACTTTATCGCCTTCTACCTGCTCGCCTTCTGTATGCCATTGTGCTTTAGTTGCTGGTGTTCCAATTGGTACACTAATGTTAGTAGGAATGTTGAAACTTCTTACATGCTCAATTAGTCCACCTTGCTTACGTGCTTTAGCAATAACCTCGTTTAGTGTTTCAGTAGGCAATACTGCTGCGCTATCTGTTGTCGTGTTAAAGTCATCTGCTCTACGTTCTACTTCTTGTTGTTCCATTGCTTGGTTAAATGTGCGCTGTTCGACATCATCTAGCTTTTGACCTAACAATGTTTTATAGAAAGCGTTACGATATTCTGGGCTTTCAAATACATCGCCTTTTGGTGTTTGTGTTTGATTAAAGTTAGTACCTGTAATTGGGTTAAATTGTTGGCGTTCGTTCATTTCTTCATCATCTCCATTATCTTGTGTTTTGTCGTTTAAATTGTTTAATGCTTCTTCGATTCCTTTTGCTTCAACCTTTAAAGTTATTGCATCTGCGTCTGGATCAGTTTCAATTGTTGTTTTAATATCCTGCGCACGCTTTTCTAAGTTTTCCTTTTCTTGTGTTCTGTAATGATTAAATGCTTCTTGTACTGTTCTAAACTCCATTATTGATGACCCCCAAATAATATTTTGTTTACTGTTATAAGTGCTTCTTCTCGTTCCTGCTTCATCTTTTCAGCTTCATCAATCTGACTTCGAGCTTCTAAACTTGTTGTTTGATACGCAGGATAATTTACGAGACTACACTCATATATCTTTCTAAACTTTGATATCGTTCTCGTTCTTGTTTCTGCGTCATAATGACTACCGTCACTATCACATGTAAAGGAAAAAGACATGCCGTCCATATCCTGGCGCTTAACTGCCTGAAAAGCGCCCTTACCTTCTTCTGTATTGGGTAGGATTGCTCTCATGTGTACACCTTCATCATCAACGCTTAATGTCATTGTTTTAGGTGTTCTTGCTAAAGGAATACTATTTGCATTGTGATTAATTAAAAGCCTTGTATCGTTTAAATCAACGCCATTTAAAGCACTTCTACTAATCACTTCATTGTATGCGCCTTTTGGATCATTAATCTTTGTAGGTGTATCAAATACGATTGGCGTACCTGTAATTATCATTTCTTCATTTTCATCTTGTTGCGCTCTAATTTCTATATGTCGTGTTTCTTTCAACTCAATTTCCCCCTTTAGTTTTACGATTGGATAGTTCTAATATTTCTCATAAACCAACAATTAGATGTTATTAGCTTATGAGAAAGGGCAAGGTTTCCAGTCTTGCCCCTTAAATTCTTCGATAGAGCGTTGCAAACTCTAATGAAGCGCGTTTTACTAGAAATCAAACAGTTGCTCGTGTAATTGAGCGTTTTGACACTGTACAAGCAGACAAAGACGCTCTTGCTTAAACTTGAAACAAACCGTTATTTCACCATACGCATCACACCTTTCAATAAAAGATATTAATCTTTTTTATTGTTCATCTGGTATTCATCAACATTATCTGTATTAACAACATTCAATGTTTGTATGCGTTTGTCGCCATCTTTTACTGGTGGTAAATTCATAATCTCTAACGCTTGATTTTGCGTTAATATACCTAATGGCAATAACTCTTTTAGCATTTTTGTTTTTGATTCATTACTTGCAAATTGTAGCCTGTTAGATTCAAAGATGATTTTATTACCAAAGGCTTGCTCTCTTTTCGTAAATACCTTTTCAGTAAGTTCTAATGATAATTGAAGTGCTAAACCTTCTAGAATCGACTCATAAAATGCTGACCACTCATCTTCATTGTAAGTACTATTAACGATTGCTTCGCTTATCCCTAAATAGTCATATATCTTGCGTTTAACACTTTCAAGCTGCTTATCATCAATTGATATACCTTCCGTTTGTAATGGTTGGTAGTCCATCTTTTGATCTAGTGCAGCAATTCCACCGTTGTTTTGTATGTTTAAATAATCATCTACAAAGGCGTCTTTTTCTGCTTTAAGCTTTTCTGGGCTTAACACTTGGTTATATCGTAATATCCCTTTGATACTTGCCCCACTTTTAATTGATTGTTCCATACCTTCGCTTTGTGTATGTGCTAAATCTAAAGTAGGTAAAATGGCGCTGTTTGAATCGCCTAATAAGTCATTACTATTAAAGAAACGTCTTAATACAAGTATTTCTGAAAGGTGTAGCGTAACCTGTTCTCCACTCGAAAATATAAATCTTCCGTACATATCGCCTGTATTGTCTGTCATAAATTCAACGTTATTAGCAGCTAACGGATAGATGGCTTGTAAATCGCCTTTATCGTCTTTCTGTAAGTAAGCGAACGCATTGTTATTAATATAATAATGGGTTACTAGCTTATAGATAAGATCGTATGCCGTCATATACGGATTGGGTCTAGTATTCAATATGCGATTAAGTTTAGGGTCGCCTGTATCCCTTAAATTTTCATACTTTGAGTAAATAATATGCTTACCTTTCAACTTGGCTGCGTTCCTAGCAATACTATCGACTGCAGAACGGAATATGTCATTTTCATAAGCATTACCACTAAAAGGCGAAAAGATAGGGCTTCCTGTTCCCATTACTTCTGCGCTTTGCAACTGTTTCTGTTGCTCTTTGCGTATCTTATCTACTCCAAAGATTTTATCTAGTAACTTCAAGCAATCACTCCTTAACTTACTCTTTTATATATCATTTAAATTTAATACCTGCTCATAATACCTGGTACTAAAAGTATAACAAAAAAATAGGCTTTTAGCAAGCGTATTTGTTGATTTGACGGCGTTTAAGTGTCTTTTATTAACTTATTGATGTAATTTATCCTTTTATCCATATAATTGCTGTCTACGTTGATATGGTGGTTCTTTTCAATGTATACGCCAACCTTCATAATAATTAGCTGTAATTCTTTAGATTTGTGTATTTCTTTATCATGATTAATCGCATAATAAAAGCTGCTTAATTCTGATTCATTTAAATGGTTTAATGCTTCACTGATGATTGCGACATCTCTTTGATATGGCTTAATTTTTCGTTTGTAAACTTCTTCATGATCTATAAGATTGAGTGCTAGCGATTCAGTGCTTATTACCATTTGATTGCCTGTTACATGGTCAATTTCAGAGTAAGCACCTGCTAGCAACTCATCTCTTTCAATCTCATGTAGGTATTTGTAACGCCCTAATATAATACTTGAATGAATGTATTTTCTACATATATCTAAATCATGAACAAACAGTTTAAACACCTACTTAAAAGTGATTATACTTCCAATCACTATCAGAGCAATTGGAAGTTTATATTATTTCCATTCAATGCTTTGAAAGTTAGAGGCTTCGGAAACTTCTTCTATATAACCAGTATCGTCAACATCTAAAAGAATAACTTTACCTTCATTTGTTAAACCTAAACAAATTACTTTCACTTCCATTGGAATGTCTGGGTTATCATCATCTTTGTATATTGCATATAGGTTTTCTGGTGCAGGTATGATTTGAATTATTTTATTATTGTTCATTATTTAACATCTCCTTCAGTATGATAATCAATAAATTTATATCTTATGATTGAGTTTGTACGTAAAAAGTTCTCGGAAAACTGATCTCTTATGAAATCGTTATTACTTAATAAGTCTTGCATTTCCATATTCTTTGGAATAGTAACCATGCCTTTTCTTCCATTTATAAGTTCAATATCGTACATTTTATAATAAGTTTCTTCCATGTTTTAACACTCCTTTATTTATTATTTTCTTGATTAAAATAAATTTATTTTATATGGAAATCTGCTTAAATAATTAAGTAGTTTTCTATAAAATTCTTCTTCTTTTGATTCGTCAATCTTTATCTTTATTACAAGTGTGTTCTGTTCTTCACTACCTACATAACTAGGTTCAATCGTTGCACCACTTAATACAAAGTAAGGGAACAATGCAGCATAATCAAAATTATCAATATGTGGATATTCAAAATCATACCCTTTTAATAACTTCCATAACCTATCATCATAATTACTAAATGTTTCTAATACATAAGCTAGTTCTTTATATTTAACCGTCATTTTGCACCATTCCTCCTAATTGTTGTAAAATGTCGTCCTTATGAACCATTAACATTTGCTTTAAATGATAAGGAAGATTTGAACCATTACGTACTCTTAATTTATCATTATTTACAGATAATGAGAATCCACTTAATTCTGCATACTCGATTAATTTAATGATTTCAATCATTTATACACCTCTCATTTACCATATATTCATGTTTTAACCTTGATTTTACCTAAGTGTCTTGTATCTGTCTTATATCTGTCTTGCTACAAACCATTGATATGACTGTATTTTTTAAGCAACAAGACGGATAAGACAGATAAGACAGATGTTTTGAGTTTGTTTATATATATACCTATATCTATTATTGCCTTACTAAGTTAAAATAAGTGTCTTATCTGTCTTGTAATCATGCAAAGCCTTGATACATATAGCTTTAAGTACAAGACAGATGTTTTTGTAAGTGTCTTATAACTGTCTTATGTGTCTTGTTAAATATCAATTGTTCCATTTAATATATATGCTCGCACTTGTTTACCATCAATATATGGTCTACCAGTTTCATAACCATAATTTTTTAATTCTTGTGTAAGTTTTTTGTTACTTATCGGATACTTATATCCGTTATGTTCGCAAAAGTTTTTATATTCATTATAAGCAGAAGCTACTGGCATTTCGTGTAAATCTTTGCCAACTTCTTCATATTCTTCTAACCATTCTTTTATTGGATCGTTCATCACATCAAACTCTTTAAGTTCTTCATGTACAATATGAGGAATGGTAAAACGTCTTTTCTTTAAAAGTTTATCCAGTGACTCAATAGCAATATTTAACAAATAACTTCTAGCTTCATCTGTTGTTACTTTATCCTCAAAGAACGGGTCTTGTTCATTAGTTCCTCTAATCCTTGCTTCAAGTGGAACAATTATAAATCTATCAATTAGAGCTTTAGAATTGTCATTCATTCGTGGCACTCTGTTCGCAGAAAATATCAACTTGGCAAAGGGTCTAAATTGAAATGGTGATTCCCCCTTATATTCGCCCATCAAACGCTCACCAGTTGCAATTTTTTTAAAAACAGAAGTGTCACCAATTGTTCTATATGGAATATCATCACCTATATTCGCTAATTTACCTTTTAATAAACCAGTGTAAAATTTTTCGTTTAATTGAGATAATGATAAACTTTCGATATTTTCTTCACCAATAAATTTTGCAATTGCATTTAATAAAGTAGATTTACCACTTCCTGCTTCACCTTTTAACAAGAAAGCTTTTTCTAATACATTCGACCTGTAAATTGTATAGCCTAACATTTCCTTTAGAAGCTCAATCACTTCATTATCATTATTACTTATTTTATAAAATAGATTATCAATATCTTTACATGCAGCACCAGGATTATAATTTGCATTTATTAAGTTAGTAAATACTAAATCTGGTGTATGATCCATAATTTTTTTGCTTTCTATATCATATATTCCATTCAATAAACCAATATAATTAATTGGTGCATGTTCTTTTTCATCTGCCATATATCTAATTGAATGGATAACTTCATTGCGTTCTTTTTCCTTAATCATTTCAATAAATTCTGTCATTTTCTTTTTTAGAAAACCTTCATCATGAACATATTTCTTTCCATCATAATAATAAATTTGACCTTCTAAAATAATGATATTATATTCATGGATTAGAGTTTTTGCCATTTCGTGATGCAAAAATTTACCGTTCTCATTAAAAAATTGACCTTTCTTTTGTTTGAATTTTATTAACTTCTCACCTGCGTCTTGGTCTAATTCAACCATTCCTTCACCTCTTTTCTGTTTCACGTCTTAAAACGTTGTTAAATGCTGTTGTAACTGTATCTTTATCTAAAGGTGGATTTACCCTTGATTCGTTCCATATATGCACAATTTCAAACGCTTCTCGAAAATCCAACCTAACTATCAAGTGTCCTATTAAAGTCATTAAAGCGTTGTTTCTTTCGCCTTCATGGACTTCTTGAAGAATGTTTATATAATCGCTAACTGGTCTAGCTTTAAACTTTCCATTAGTTTTAGGAAGAAGTGCATCTAATAACCATTGAGGCGCTGCTGCTATTTCCATCATTGAAGGATAATGATCTAATTCCCAAGCATACTCCCTACCACTTTCATGAATAGAAGGACTAACCACTATATAACCACCATCACCTCTAATATCAATTGAAGGAAATAGATTAGTTTTGTTTCCAATACCTTCTACATGTTTGAATAAGAAGTGATTACCTCCACTACCTGTTATTTGATATGGAGTAGATGGTAATTCACCATGTTCTTGTTGCAAGTCTTCTAATGCTTCAAAACCAGTTATCCCAGTACCTTTATGAAAGTCTGTATCTATATCTAAAACAAAGAATCCACTCTTTTTACCTGTTGCAATTCCTATATTAAGAAATGGTCTATCAGTCCACCATTTAGTTATTATATCTGTATCTGTTGTTGCATCTTTTACACCGTTAATAGTAGCAGGGTGTTTCCCTTTATTTTCACAATTTAAGTTGTTACATGTACATTTTTCATGTATAATAGAATGTAATGGAAAAACACTCCAACCTAATAAACGTGCATATCCCAATGCTATTTTAAGATTGGTGTTTTCTTCTAAAGACATGGATACGCTAATATCTGTGTCTTTTTTAATGCTCATTTTTAATACTCTCCTCAATCATTTCATCAATCCATTGATCTAAAGCTTCCTTTTTTAGTAAAATACGACTACCTATTCTAAAGTGAGGTATAGATTCCTTTTCTCTTACCATTTGATAAATCTTATCTATACTTACACCTAAATATGTTGCTGCTTCTTTTGCTGTTAATGTACTTCTTTTAATAGTTGGTATGTTTACTTTTTCCATAATCACCACTCCTTTAAAATGTTATATTTAAAATTATTATTATTACTAAATATATTATTAATGCACCATTCCAACCATAAAACAATATATAATTTTTTAATGGCGCTTTTTCATCTTTATCATGGAGAAAGAAAGAATTTAGCTTGTTAAATATTTTTATCATTAGTTCACCTCATTCAAGTTGGTAGATTCATCAACCGTTTTGATTAAAAAAATCTCCTCAATTTCTTTATCTAAACCTTTTGCTATTTTGTGTGCAATTATCGGTGAGGGGTTTCTTTTTTCGTTTAATATTTGCGATAAATAAGCATGTGATATTCCTATATTCTTTGAAAAACCTCTTAAACTTTCCCCTTTTTTTGCAATAGATAATCTTGTAGACGTATTATCTTTTAACATCATCACAATCATTTTTACACCTCCTATTTAGCTTTCTGTACTTTTAATAATACTATCTGTTGGTAAATATGTCAACCATTTTTTAAATATAGTTTGACGTAGCTACCAAAGTAGATTAAACTGATTATAATAACAAAAAATGAGGTGGTAATTTCATGACATTTGGAGAACGCATCAATGAGATAAGAGTAAGCAAAAATCTCTCACTTAGAGAAGTGGCAAGAAGATCAGATATTTCACACCCTTATTTGTCACAATTAGAAACAGGAAGAAATAAAAATCCTACACCTGACATAATAAGAAAATTATCTAAAGGACTAAATGTTCCTTATATAGAACTAATGAAGGCTGCTGGATATGCAGAAGAAGACGGCTCTATCCCTGTTGATTCACTTTTTGATGCTTTTGCTCTTAGTCCAAGTGAAATAGATAGCCTAAAAGATCGTAATATTATATCTAAAGAAAAAGAGAGCAAATTAATTAAAATATACTTAGATAATGTTCTCACAAATAAAGATTTAAAAGTTTATTATAAAGACAAATTAATTTCTAATGAAGATAGAGAAAACATCAACCAATTAATAGACATTCACTTAAAGGGAAGGTGATAAAATGGCTGGACATATTCAAGATAGAGGTAATGGCTCATACTTATTGGTTTATCATGTAGGTTACGATTCAAAAGGTAAAAGGATAAGAAAAACTAAAACAGTTAGATCTAAGAATAAAACAGAAGCAAGAAAAGAGCTTGCTGCATTCGTTACTGAAATAGATGTTGGAGAATACGTTGCACCATCTTATACTTTACTAAGTAACTACATTAAAATATGGAGAAATGAAGCTTTAAAGCGTTTAGCACCATCTACTATTGAATCATATGATTATGTTTTAAACGCTCGTATTATACCTATTTTGGGCTATTTTAAGTTAGAAGATATTAAACCTATCCATATAAGTAATTATATTGATGATTTAGAAAAAGAAGGTCTTTCATCTTCATCTATGATTAAAAACTTCAATATAATAAATAGTATATTTAATTTAGCTGTTAAAAATGATGTATTAAAAAGTAATCCTGTAGATAAAGTGGACAGACCATCTGTTACTTATAAAGAAGGACAAGTTTATGATTCAGATGAATTAAAGCAGCTACATTTATTATTGAATGAACAAGACAATAAACAAATGGTGACTATCATTAAACTAGCTCTTTTAACTGGTATGCGTAAAGGTGAGATATTGGCGTTACAGTGGGAAGATGTAGATTTTTCAACCAATACCATTCATGTAAGAAATTCACTATCGTATACTAAACAACATGGTTATCAGTTGAAAGAACCTAAAACTAAAGGCTCTAATCGAAAAGTTGCACCACCTGCTAAATTTATGGAAGTATTAAAGAAACATATTTATAAAAAGAAAACTGACCGAATGGAAACAAGCGAATTGTGGGAAGGTGGAAAGTATCAATTTGTATTTTCATCTGATTTTGGAAAGCCTTTATTTCCAGATGTTCCTAACAAATGGTGGTGTAGATTCTTAAAACGAGTCAATAAACAACTTAAAGATGAAGGTAAACCATTATTAAAGAAAATACGATTTCATGACCTCAGACATTGTGCAGCTACTGATTTGATTAATAAAGGTGCTAATATATATTCAATTTCAAAAAGACTTGGACACGCCAATATAAATACAACAATGAATATATACGGTCATTACCTGGAAGAAGCAGATCAAAAAATTGCAGATATGCTTGATGAAGATTACATTTAAACATCATATTATTATATGGTGTTTTTCTTTTTTTAAAATGGGCAACAATTGGGCAACAAATAATTTTATTTAAAGTTATTCTAAACAATAAAAAAGCCTACAACCCTTATGGCTATAGACTTCTTTATTAAGCTTCCAGCCGGATTCGAACCGGCGACTTCTTCCTTACCATGGAAGCACTCTACCTACTGAGCTATGGAAGCATTTTTTATATAAAAATAGCCTGGAAATCTAACTTCCAGACTAACTTTAATATATGGAGCCTAGCGGGATTGAACCGCTGACCTCCTGCGTGCAAGGCAGGCGCTCTCCCAGCTGAGCTAAGGCCCCGTGTAA